CCGCCAAGCATCGCCAAGCCAGCGCCGCGCGGGTCCAGCATCCCGGCGACTTGACCGATCCCGCGACCGATGCCGCGATCCTGGCTCGCAGCGAATCGCCTAGACGCCTCATCCAGGACAGCTTTCGCCCGCTGTTCCTGCTCGCGCCGCAAAACTTCAGCGTACAACTGCGGGTCAAGTATCCGGCCTAGTACGCCGGTGTCCATTACGCGCCGTGCAAGAAACCGACCAAAGCGAGTGTTGAGCAGTTCCCGCGAAAGTCCGCTGCGGCCAGCACTCATTTGCAACATGACCTCTTCAGCCAATCCGGCGCGATTCGCGGCTTGACTTCCGACGCCGGACATGGTTGCTTCATTGAACTTCCTTAGCGTGCCGACGTAATCCGCTAGAGCAATATCCGCAGCCTGCACCGATGCCGCATACTGCTTAGCACCGTCTGCCGCCATCTGCCATTCGTCAGCCGATCCAGTCAACATTTCCGCTAATGTAACCGCACCACGGCCGCCTAGTTCTGTCAGTATCGCTGTGCGCGTGCCAACGTCCTGCACCTCTCGCAAAGCCTGGACTATTTCTTGCATCATCGCGCCGGCACCCATCCGACGCAGTTTGTCGAAATCCAGGCCAAGTTGCTTGATCGCGTCCTTGCCGCCACCTTCGGCTAGCGTCTTGGCCATCTTCTGCGCGACTGCGGTAGTCGTATCCAGCGATACGTTGAACTGCTCGGCTATCTTCGCGAACTGCACAAACTCTGTAGACGTGTCGCCAAGTATTTGCGTTGCGTCGGCCAGCCCGGCCATCGACGCGGACGCACGCGCCGCCTGTGCGTCGAGCGTCGCAAAGTACCCGCCGACAAGTCCTGTTACCGTGCCAATCGCACCAGCACCAGCCGCAAGCCGTGTCAGATTAGACTGGAAGCCACTAACCGCCGCTTTTGCGTCACCAATCCCCTTAATAAACCCGCGCGTGTCCGCGATGAGCTTATAGGCTTCGGTGCCGATCGTGGTTGCCATTATTCGAACCTCGCCTCTAAAGCTCGCAGCGCCGCGATAGGCGACGCACCGCCATCGCCATCGTCCTTGCCGATCGGCTCAAGCTTGTCGAACGCACGCCACAGCCGCCACACTTCAGGCCGAACCGCTTCGAGCCACGCAATCGGATCATCGATTCCGAACCGCAAACAAAGCCGGCAAGCCAGCAACAGTTCGCGGTTCCGCTTCAGTTTTTTGCGTCGGCCTCGACAGCCTTTGCATCGTCCAGTAAGCCACAATGTTCCTGGCAAGCCGCGTACAACTGTTTGACAACCAGGCCATCCAGTTCGGCCATCGCGTCAACGTCGCTGTCCTTCAAGATCGCATTGCCGTTCTCGTCGCAAACGCACTTGCAAATAAGCAAACGCGGCAGCTTTGCCAGTTTCGACGGCACAAGTTCCCCGGCCGCGTTCAGCCCAGCAACGGCATACTCCGCGCGCTCGCGTTCCGTCAGCGAACGAAGCCGCACATCGTGGCCAAGCACATTCACAACCTTGTATCGCCGCTTGTTCAGCGACAGCAAGCCATCCCGCGTAATCATTCGTCCTCACCTTCGTCACGAATCGTCGGCTGGCGCATGGTTCCCAAACCTGGCCGCCATCCAGTTATCGCCTCGCACCCGGCCGCAATAGCCGCTGCGTCTGCTTCGGTAAGTTCTTCCAGCCACACCAAGTCGCTGCCTGGCTTGTAGTTCAGGTAGCCAACGTGGATTCCGCCAAGCAACACGAACCACTGACCGAGGTCGATTGACTCCACGGCCGTTGTCGTGGCAAGCCTGCCGGTATGCGGTCGCAGTTCCGTAGTGCGTCCGTCGCATGTTGCGGTAGGCATCAGCTAGTCGTCTCCGCCGTGTAAGTCGGTCCCGTCGAACCGTCAAACTTGAAAGTGATTTGTGCCGTCTGCACCTGGTTGCGTTGCAGCGCCGGAAACGCCACAGACTGAATGAACCCGGTTCCAACAAGGGTTGCACGCGTGCCAGCGCCCGACGTGTGCTTAGGAAAGGTAATCGTGATCGTCTCCGTCGAACCACGCGACGGAACAGATTGGGTTGCGTTGTAGTTGAAAGTAAACGTAACCTCCCCCGGATCCTGTGTGTCCCCGGCCATGTACTTATTGAACACCGTTGCCTGATTCAACGGCGTGACCTCCAAAGCCTCCACCGCCCACGTCGGCAGCGAGTCAATCGACACAACGTCGAACGGCGTGGAAGTGCTACTGAATCCGACAGTAGCGGTAAACCCTGTGTCTGCCATACGCTAATCCCCCAGCGAAGTCGCCTGCCTATAGAAAATGTCAACGTCCTGCGTTGCACGCCAACGCCGTTGATCGCTGCCCGTCTCTGGCGCGTCGAAGTCGTAACTGATCCCGGCTGCAAACGAACAGCCAAGCACTTCAACGACCCCCCAAGCCGTCCGTGCCGCGTTCGCTTGCAAGACAAGCCTCACCGTCTCGGCAAGTTGCACCACCGCCGATCGCGTGGCAGCGAAACACTCCAGCGTGAACGACGCCGACGCCATGTCCGTAATCGCGTTCAGGCTTTCCATCGTTTCCGTTGAGGTGAGCCAATATGTGACGGCCGGCAGCGTTGCACCCTGCGGCAGAACATCAGCATAGATACGCGCGGCCACAACAGCGGCGACGTTCGCATCGGCGGTAAGGTAGGTGCGGAGTGCTTCGCCTATATCAGTCATCGGCTATAAACCTGCCTTGGTGCACATCGAACCGTACCGAAGTTGACTTGCCGAGAGATGCTGCAAACATCTGTGCACGCGAAACGCGCACTCGGCGGAACTTGCCGTTAGCAAACCGTATCGGGGTGAATGCGCCGGCGTTGATTTCGACGCGGGACCGCTTCGGTTTTTTTGCAATGCCCAATGCTTTGCGTCGCAACGCCGCTAGCCTGTTCTGGAACGCGGTAAGCGCCTTGCCCTGCACCCTCTTAGCGGCCGGATGGAGGAACGGATAGGCGCGCACATAGCCGATGTAGTTGCGAGCAATCATCACGTGGCCACGCTCGACAAGGTGGGCGTGCGCGCCCTCTGGCCACTTGCCGCCGACAGCAAGGAATGAAATGCCGGACTTCTTGCCTCGCCGGCCGCGTTGTCCCTTGCGGCGGCTTCGGTAGGACTTGATCTTGTACGCGATCGACTCTTTCAGCGGCTTCCTGTTTGGCTTGTCGCCGGGATAGCCTGGCGAAGGTGCCGCCGCCGTGATCGCCTTTGCGAATATTCGGCCGGCCGGCTTCAACGCAGATTCGACAGCCGGAATGATCGCCGTGTCTTCCAAGCCCTCTAGGTACGCGGTAATGTCAAAGTCTGCAAAGTAGTCCAGCGCGAACTTCACGTCGCCTTTGTTGGCAACGCTGCGGAATATAGGCTTACCTGCCACTAGCCAATCTCCCGCCGCAGTTCCAACCGCAACTCACGCCGCTTGCCAAGCTCGTCCAGCACCGCCACCACGTTGTACCTGTGGCTATCAATCACAAGCCGCATACCCGCTGTTACGCTGCTGCCAGCGTGATAGTCGCAATAGCCAATATGCGACGATTCGGCGGTCGTTTGTCGGCCGCGTATAGTTTCGCCGCCAGTTGTCGACAACAGTTCCACTGGCAGACCAGTCAGCACCGAATCCCAATCCGAATCCACAGAGTAGGTAGGCTGGCCGTGGTCATCGACCGTCCCGTCATGCTGCTGCACCGTGGCCCGCCATCGCCTTGCGCCAAACTTCGCCATTACGGATACCCTCGCCGCATGTTCCGACGAACCAGCCTTTCATACGCGTCGTCGTTGTATATGAGGTTGCTGGCCAGCATCTCACGATCCGCAAACCACTTGCCCACCTGCAACAGCAAGGCTTGCTTTACAATCTTTGGTACGGCCGTATTGTCGGCACCGTACCCAGCCACCCATTCGATAACCACAGCGTCCGGCCGCCCATATGTTGACGGCCACGATACGTTGTACGCCAACGTCACGAGTGACCCGGCAGACAGCGAGTAGTTCGACGGATCCCACACTTGCAACACGTTGGCATCGTCGTAGTAACTGATCGACGTTACGGCCGTAACAGGGCCGACAGGCAGGGTCAGCCACGGATCGCAAGGGAACGCCGGCCAATAGCCAGTCAGCGATTGGCTCACCAAAGCCTCGCCGCTGTCGTGCTCCCACTGCTCGGTGGCAGCGGCAATCAAAGCCGCCAAGTGTGCGTTGTGTTCGTCCGTGGACTCGCCCAACTCCAAGTGCTTCTTGGCTTCCTCTAGCGTCAACGCATCGCGACTAGGCGGCGTAGTTCGGCGGAGTTCGGTTATTGGTTCCATCGCACACCCTGAAAGGAAAGACTGCGGCGGGTAGCGAAAGGCGCGAAAGCCACCCGCCGCAGCCGAAGCGAACCGGATTAGGTCGCGGCCAGTTTCAGGCCCGCGATCGGACCCTTGCTGGACGCGCCGCCCGCAT